GCTAGGCCTCGTCACCCTCCTCCTCGTTCTCGTCGCCGTTCTCGTCGGGGTCGGGCTGCGGGGCGGGGTCGGGCTGTGGGGTCGTCTCGTCCGGCATGCTCTCCTCCTGGGGTGGTTTACGGTCCGACGCGGAACACGGTGAAGGACGACGGGTACGCCGTGCCGGCGTTCATGTTCTTGGCCGCCGACCCGCCCTGCATGGCTTGGCACTCGAGATAGTCGACGCCCGGGTTCGTGCAGTAGAACGAGCCGACCACCGGCACCGACATATCGTTGTTGACGGCGTCCGCCCAGATCGTGACGCCGACGACTGGGAAGGCGGGCGCCCAGGTGAGCGCGCCCGCGCTGTTGGCGACGATGCGGAACCCCGCGTAGACGGGCGCGGTGCCGGCTGGCGTCACCAGCGAGGCGAAGAAGATCGCGATGTAGAGACCGGCGACGGGCAGCACCACCCGCGTCGTGTTCGAGCTCGTCGAGTGCATGTTCGAGGGGTCGGTGTCCTCGGTATCCCAGGGGTGCGCGACGCCCCACGCGACGCCGGCCGTGCTGTTCGGGCAGGACACGACGGCGGAGTGACGCAGCCGGCAGAAGGTCGGCGCGAGACCGCCGCTCGAGGCGGTCACCCAGGCGGTGGCGTAGTCGACGCTGGAAGTCTTCTGCAGCACCTGGCCGCTGCTGCCGCCGACCGGGACGCCGGGTCCGGCGGGTCCCTGCGCGCCGGTGCTGCCGGTCGCGCCCTGCGCGCCGGTCGCGCCGGTGTCGCCCTTCGGTCCCTGCGGCCCGGTCGCGCCCGTGGCGCCGGCTGGCCCGGTCGGTCCGGTCGCGCCCGGTGGCCCAGTCGCGGCGGGTCCCTGCGGGCCAGGCGGGCCGGGGTCGCCACCACCGGAGCCCGAGCCCGGCGGCCCCTGCGGCCCGGTCGGCCCTGTCGGCCCGGTCGGCCCCTGCGGGCCGGTCGCTCCCTGCGGGCCGGGTGGTCCCTGCGCGCCGGGCGGCCCTGTCATCACCGAGCCGACCAGCGGCAGCGTCTGCTCGGGCGGGACGGTGACCTCGATCGGGGGCAGCTCGCTCATGGGCGGGTGACGTCGTAGGTGCAGGAGACCTTGCCGCGCACCAGCGTCAGCGGCTCGACGCCGGGCGCCGTCCACTGGCAGTCCCAGACGCCGTTGAAGCCGGCCCCGGCCCCGATCAGGCTGGCGGTCTGCGCGCCGCTCAGCGAGAGCCGGAGCAGGCCGCTGGTGGCGTTCGTGGTGTCGATCAGGAACTCGACGAGCTCGGGCTCCTGCGCGCCGGCGCGGATACTGGCGGCGACGTCGCCGGTCAGGTCGCGCGGGCCGCTGTCGTCGTTCGCGGTGATCGCGAAGGCGGCGCCGTCGCCGGCGTACAGCGCGAGGTCGATGACGGGCGGGGTGAGCGTGATCGTCGTCATCTCCATCCCTCCTTAGGTGAACGACGCGAAGAGGCAGACGTCGGCGAGGTAGCGGGTGCGCTGGTAGACACCGTCGCCGTTGCCCTGCGACCCCGAGCTGCCGGCGCTGGTGTTGCCTTCCACGGTGTGGAACGAGGAGCCCGCGCCCGGCCCGTCGACCACGAACCCGACGTGATCGGCGACGCCGTCATCGTTCCAGTCGAAGGTGACGAGGTCGCCGCGCGTCGCGCTCGAGGGCACGACGACGCGCAGCCCGTTGCGGTTCACCTCGGCGTCCTCGACGAGGTACGGCACGTACGCGTATCGCGAGCCGCGCTCGAACGTCTGCGAGCCGTTCTGCTCTGCGCACCAGCAGCAGAACATCGCGCACCACGCCGAGTTGGGCATCCCGTACCAGTCGCCGTACTTGTTGGCGTTACCGGCGCCCTCCTGGTAGCCGACCTCGCCCAGCGCTGTCTCGACGGCGGCTGTCTGCGCGTCGTCGATGGGGGGCTGCTCGGGCTGCCACTCGTGCACGAGGTGCACGGCGTAGTCGTCCATCCAGCGGGTGAGGACGTTCCACAGTTCGCCGCCGATCGAGTTGCCGTCGTCGCCGGCGTTGACGACGTACTGCTTGCGGAAGCGCACGACGCTGTCGGCGGTCTCGTCGAGGTAGTGCCCGTTGCGGGCGTGCGCGGTGCCGTCGAGCGCGCGCCACAGCGCGCGCTGGCAGGCCTCGACGCCCTTCGAGTAGTCGCCGTATTTGAGCGGGAGCGTCTTGGCGGTCGGGGTGGGGTGGCTGACGGCGGTCGGCTGGTCGCAGAAGCGCGCCTGGCCGTTGGCGTCGATGTACGGCCAGATCTTCGGCCAGAGCGTCGCGCCGATCTGATCGCCCGACCCGTCGATGCCGGTGCAGGCGCGGAAGCGTTCGACGTCGATCGAGGTGTAGCTGCCGTACGTGCCGTTGCGAGCGTTCGTGGAGACGTAGCCGAGCTCGTCGCCGGCGCGCCACAGGCCGCGCTGCGCTGCCTCCACGTCGGGCCGGTTGAGCATCCCGAGCATCAGCTCTTGCCAGAGTCGCGGAGGGTGGCTCATCAGTAGATGTCGATCCCGCCGCTCGTGCGCAGCGCCGCGTACGACCCGGGCGCGTACACGATCGGCTCCGAGACGGTGATGTAGGCGGTGCGCGTCTTGGTGTTCGAGCCGGCCGTGTTGGACGCGGTCAGCTGCACGGTGTAGACGCCGCTCGTGGCGTACGAGTGCGTCGGGTTCTGGCTGGTGCTCGTCGCGCCGTCGCCGAAGTCCCACGCCCACGAGGTGGGGGTGTTCGTCGAGGCGTCGCTGAACACGACCGAGAGCGGTGCGCTGCCGCTGGTGGGGATGCCGGTGAAGTCGGCGACCGGCGGCGAGGCGGCGGCGATCGGGGCGAGCGCGATGGTGGCGCAGCCGCCGCCCGACGTAGCGCCGCCGAACGTGGCGATGCTGGTGCCGGTCGCGCCCGCCGCCGCCTGCGGCTTGTCGGCGAGCTCGAACACCATGTTGAGGGTGCTCAGGAAGCTGTCGTAGCGCTCCGTGTCGGACGCGTTCGGGGTGATCGTGGTGGAGCTCGTCCAGTCGTAGTAGGCGTGCAGGAGCAGCGTGCTGGCGACGGTGGTGGTGACCGTCGGGCAGGTGCCGCTGGTGCCGCTGGTCGGGAGGTTCGCGGTCGCGGACGTGTTGATCGGGGTGGTGGTGTCGCAGCCGCTGTAGGCGCTGATGATCCCCTGCGCGCCGCCGTTCGAGTCGAGCGCGACGCTGACGGAGGATGGCTCGCTGGCGCCAGCGACCCGGTAGTAGGCGTAGATGCTGATGGCGGGGCTGGTGCCGGCGGTGGCGACCGGGCCGTAGAGCTTCGTCCAGCCGCCAGGAGTGGTGACCGTGCGAGCGGCGAGCGCCGCGTACTGCAGCACGAGCAGGTCGCCGCTCGCGACGCCGGCCGGGTAATTGATCGTCAGGCTCGAGCTGGTGCCGCCCGCCAGGGCGCCGGCGGATCTGAACGCGATCGCCATCAGGAGGCGCCTTCGAGCTGGGCGGCGAAGTTCTGGGCGCTGGTGCCGAGCGCGGTGAAGCGCCAGCGGATCAGGTCGCCCGACGCGACGCTCCCCAGGCTGGTGGTGACGGCGACGTCGGTGGCGGCCGCGGCGAGCGTGAGCGTCGCGACGAGCACCGCGACGAACACGCCGCCCGACGGCGTGCACTTCTCGACAACGAGCGTCGTCGCGCTGGACCCGGCCGTCTCGAGGTGCAGCGAGGCGCGGCTGAGAGTGAAGGTGCGCGCCGCGCCGGCGAAGAACGGGACGCGGTACATCCCGCTCGAGGCTGGCAGGCTGCCGGGCATCGCCCCGAACCAGCGGGCCAGCATGTTCGGGTTCGGCGTCGTGCCGGCCGGCACCGTCCAGTGCCCGGTGCCGTCGAGGTAGTGCGCCGGGTTCGCGTCGATGTTCAGCTTCGTCGCGACGATCGCCGCGGACGCCGAGATGTCGGCGTCGACGATCGTGCCGTCCGCGATCTTCGCGCTGGTGATCCCGCCGTCCTTGACGCGGAGCGTGTCGCTCGCGATCTCGATGGTGGCCGCGTCGACGTTCACGCTGAGGACGTCCGAGGTCTCGGCGAGGCCGGCGCCGGCGATGCTCGCGGCGATGCCGGGGTTCGGGTAGCTGCCGTCGAGCGCGCCGCCCGCAGGACCGGTCGGCGCGCCTCCGCCGCTGCTGGTCGCGGCGAGCTCGATCACGTCGCCGCCGAGGTCGGTGCCGGCCAGCCCCGTTCCGAGCTTGATCCGCGAGAAGGCCTTGATCGTCACCTAGAACTCGACCTCGATCTTCTGCTTCGACCAGGTGGTGCCGCCGCTGCCGTCGGTGACCGGCACCAGCCCCGCCGAGCGGGTCGCGACGATGTCGAGGATCTCGGCGACCGTCAGCGCGCGCGGCCAGAGCACCGCCGAGTCGAGGTACCCGATGAACGTGGCGTTGTTGCCGAGGGTTCCCTCGGCGACGCTGCAGCCACCGATCAGGAACGAGGCGGGGCCGGCCAGCGAGACCGACCCCGTCCCGGACGTGGCGACGAGGTCCTCCTCGATCCAGAGCCCCATGTTGCTGCCGTCGTAGACGCCGGTGATCCGCAGCCAGTTCCCCTCGTATCCCTCGATCGTGTCGCCGACCGCCTGCTGGACGACGCCCGAGCCGTGGCTGCGGCGGAAGCAGAGACGCGCCGGCTTCGACCCGGGGCCGTAGGGGTCGCTGGTGTAGTCGGGGTCGAACAGGTGCGAGAGGATGAACAGCCCCCAGCCGGGCGCGCCGCTGGCGCCGCTGGTGGCGCTGCCGCAGATCCCCATGCTGAACTGCGAGTGGTCGCCGGGGAGGGTGTCCGGGTTGATCACGATCGAGATCGTGAACGGCTGCGTGCCGGTGAAGTCGAAGGCGGCGCCGGTCGCGCCGCCGACGTAGCTGGGGTCCGCGCTCGGGCCGGGCGGATCACCGGCGACGTGCACGGCCAGGCCAGGCGACCCGCCGGTCTCGCCCTCGTCGACCGGCGATGGCTGCGCCCGCGTCTGCGGGTTCGAGTCCCAGGCCGCGTCGTGGCCGCCGCCGGACGAGTCGATCCAGTTACCGCTCGCCTCGCCGAGCTTGTAGTACGCGCCGGGATAGGTCGACGCGATCACGTCACCGACCTTCCCGGACGGCAAGAGCAGGCCGGGGATCGGGTCGGCGCCGCCGGGGAGGTGGTCGCGGGCATGCAGGATCGGCTTCTGCGTCTTCACGTCTCGAACGGGTTAGAGGCGAAGTAGGAGCGGGGCGAGAGGTCGAGGTGCAGCGTGACGTCGTCGTAGTCGACGCCGAGCGGGTGCACCTCCTCGTGGACGCCCTCGACGAAGAACCCCTCGTCGAAGAAGCCGCCACCGCCGGGCGCGGTGACCGTGACGGTGACCGAGTCCGAGATGTCGACCTTCGCCAGGAAGTCCCACAGGACGTGCGAGCCCGCCGCGGCGGGGTTGATCGAGCGGAACCCGATCGCGCTGATGCGGTCGGCTGGCGTCTTGTAGTTATCGACGTAGAACTGGGCGAACAGCTTCGTCTCGACGAGGTCGTCGTTGTGCGGCGCGAGCAGGCCCTGCTTGGTGAGCAGGTCCTGCGCCGACCAGGAGCGGATGCCGTACTTGCCGATCGAGGTGGCGTCGGTGTAGAGCTGCGCGTTGATCTCGGCAGCGGTCAGCGGCGTGCCGAGCGCGGCGCGCGTCGGGGTGGCGTACGCGCTGTTGATCACCTTCGCGAGACCCCGGTTGTAGGCGAGCTCGCGGACGTGCACGACGTGCGCGGCGTCGAGCGCGACGGCGGCGCCGTCACCCGCCTTCCACTCGTGGTAGTCCCACACCTCGTCGGGCACCGGCGGCGGCCCGGCGAGCACGCCGGCCGGGTCGAACTTGGAGAGCCGGCCGTGCACGCAGAGCCGGCCCTGACGGTCGGTGAAGACGTTCGCGACGCCCGGCCACTCCGCGTCAGCTGCCTCCTGGACCGCGGTCATCGGACTCTCGGCGGGCGAGTACACCGTCTCCCAGAGGTGCACGTTGCCGCTGAACACGACGCGGAAGTCGGTCGGGATGCCGGCCCGGTCGAGGACGTCGTTGATGCGGTCACGCATGTCCTTGTCCTCGAGGAACACCTGGCCGAGCGTCGCCTGCGGACGGGACGGTGTCGGGTCGGAGAACGTCGAGTCCTGCATCTCGATCGCGCTCATGATCTCGAAGATGTCGACCAGGCTCAGCTCGAGCCGGCTCACCTTCTGGGACGGGTCGACGGCGTAGTTGAAGTCCTCGATAAAGCCGCGGTAGCGGGTGTGCCAGGTGTCCGTGATCGGGTTCCAACGGCCCAGCATCACCTGCAGCAGCGGCTCGAGCTTGCCGAAGTACGGGCCGTAGATGTTGGTCGGGTCGAGCAGCCCGTCGACGTCGGTGATCTGCACGACGGCGCGGCCGACGTCGGTACGGTCGAGCTCGTACTGGCGGCCGCGGTCGATGGTGTAGCTGGCGACCAGGTTGGGAGTCGAGTCGAGCCGCGTCCAGGTCGGCGACCAGGTCAGCGTCGGATCGTCGAGCGCGATCAGCACGCGGCCGGGGGGCGGGTCGGGAACAGCCACTAGCGCGCTCCGCGGCGGACGTGCGGGCGGGCGGCGTGCCGCTTGGTCAGCTGCGCCTCGAACCCCGCCACGTCCTGGACGCCGTGCAGGTGCACGTCGCCGTGGATGGTGACACCGCCCGCGCCGGCCAGCCCGAACGCCGGCGACTGCGACGAGGCGACCAGCCCGCCCGGCCCGAGCTGGGCCAGCACCGCCTGCATCCTGCGCTGCTCGGCTGGTGAGAGGTCGAAGCCGAGCGCTGCCATGATGCTCTTCGTCGAGGCCGGCGAGTAGCGCGTCGCGAACCCCTGCCGGCCCTTGAGGTCGTTCTGGATGCCGTCCAGGATCTCCTTGATCTTCGACCGCACGTCGTTGCCGACGGCGCCGAGCCCGCCCGCCAGCACCTGGCGGATGTGGGAGAGCATCGAGCGGGTCTTTCGGGTGTCGAGGAAGGTGCCGGCGATCGAGTCGCGGATCTTGTCGGCCTCGCGCTGCAGCGCGCGGATGCCGGGGATCAGCGTGTCGCCGGTCGCCCCCAGGCCGAGCGCGCGGAACTGCGCGGCCTCGATCGCCGCCGCGCGCTCCTGCCGCGCCTTCTGCGCCGCCTGCTGCGCCTGCTGTGCCTGCTGCTGCTGGAGCGACTGGCGCTCGAGCTGCTTCTGCACGATCTGCGACTCGATGTCGAGCTTCTCGCCGACCGTCTTGACCAGCGCGAGCCGCTTGTCGAGAAACTCGATGTACGTGTTGATCGCCGCGATGTCGTCCGTCAGCGTGGCCGTCAAACCAGCCTTGTCGATCCCGAGCTGCAGCGCCTGGGCGGCCTGGTCGACGAGCTGCTGGCGGACCTGCTTCTCGTCGCGGATCACGCCCAGCAGCTGATCCTCGAGCTTGAGCTTGCGAGTGATGTCCCTGGTCTTGTTGATCCGCTGCTGGATCAGCTCGGCGATCCGCTCGAGCTCGGGCAGCTGGCCCTCCAGCGAGAGGTCCTGCACGCGACCCAGCGAGCGCGTGATCATCGCGTCGAACCAGGTGTTCCGCAGCCGCTGCGACGGCCCAGCCTTCTTGAGCGCGTCGTCGACGGTCTTCCCGAGAGCGCGTGCGCGCGCCTCGGCGGCTGCGCGGATCCTGGCGGTGAGCGCCGGGTCGTTCTGGTTGGCCAGGGTGAACGCCTCGCCGAGCAGGTCGCGGCTCTTGACGGAGTCGCCGAGCTGCGCGTTGAGCGTCTTGAAGATCTGCGCCGCGGTCTGGCCGTGCGCCTTCATCGCCTGGATCTGCTTGGCAAGGCGCGGGACGAGGATCGTCTCGACCGGGTCGCCCTGCTTGAACGTCTGGACCTGCGCCTTCTGCGCGTCCTCGGCCGCCTGCTGCGCCGACTCCTGCATGCGCACCAGCGCGATCGCGGTGGCAGCGATCAGCACCGGCGGGTTGATCAGCGCGAGCGCCCGCAACGCGCCGGCGAGCAGTCCGACGCCAGCGGCTGCGCCGGTCGCCGCGACGCCCGTCGCCTCGAGCCCGGCCGCCGCGACGGGCGCTTCGGCGGCGACCAGCCCGAGCGATGTCGCGACGTTCGTGATCGCCGACGCGATCGCGACGCGCTTGTAGGCGACCCAGACGGCGAGCAGCACCTCCAGGCTGCGTTTCGTCGAGCCGGTGATCTTGTTGAGGATGTCGAACGCGCTCGACAGGGCGCTCACCACGCCCGCCAGCGCCGAGGCGGTCGTCTCGACGTCCTTCTGCAGACGCCCCGACTCGTTCATCCGCGTCAGCCAGCTGCCGAGCGCGTCGAGGTACTTGTTGAGCGTCGGCAGCAGCGCGGTGCCGATGATCTCCTCGGTGTCGTGCAGCGTCGCCGCGAAGCGCTCCGACGGCGTCGTCGCGGCTGCCGCCTGGCCCGCCATCTTGGCCTGCGCCTCGCGGATCAGGTCCCAGCCGTGCGCGTTCTTCTCGAGGCCCGGCACGGCGCGGCGAAGCGCCGTCTCCTGCCCGCCGAAGACCTTCGCGACGATCTGCGCCGCCGCCGCCAGGTCGAGGTTCTTGGCGCGCGCGATGTCAGCCGTTACGCCCTGCAGCGCGATCGCCTTGTCGATGTTGCCGGTGCCGCGCTCGAGCACCGTCAGCGACTGGATGACCTGGTCGTTGTTGAACCCGAACTGGGCGTAGCTCTGCGCGACCTGCTCGACCTTCTCGCGGTTCGCAGCGAAGCTCTCGCCGCTGGTCTTCATCTGCGCGGCGAGCTGGCGCTGCGAGACGATCGCGTCCTGCGCCGCGTTGATCGAGTCACGGATGAACGCGGACGCCTCGTGGAAGGCGATGAACCCGCCCGACGCGAACGCCAGCGAGCGGCCGAAGCTGTTGAAGATCCCTGAGCCGGAGAGCGCGCCCCTGGTCGCGCGGCCGAGGTCGCGCTCGAGCACGCGCGCCTGCGCGCCGAACGCGCGCGTCTCGGCCGCGGTCGCGCCCGTCGCGAGGGCGAGCTTGTGCTCGGCGGCCTCCGCCAGCCGGGTCGCGGCGATCTGCTCGCGCGAGCCGGCCGTCGCGCTCGCGGCGATCCCGCGGTACGCCGCAGCCTGCGAACGGAGCCGGTCGCTGGCAAGCGCCGCCGCTCTGACCTGGGTCTCGGCGAGCTTCTGGGTGTCGACGTTCAGCTCTGAGACCTGCACGTCGAGCGTCTTGGCGGCCTTGGCGGACTCCGTCATCCCGCGCAGGTACTGCGAGATGTCGGCCGCGACCTCGACGATCAGCTTGCGCGCCACGACCCTAGCCTCCGGCGTGCTCGCGAGCGAAGTCCGCCATCGCCAGGTAGCTCGACATCGACCACGAGCCCTGCTCGAGCGACGCCAGCGTCACGCCGGGGAAGAGGTGCGCCAGCCACGGCTGGTACATCAGCCGCGGCTCGCGGACGACGTCTCGAAGGTCGAACTCTCCGGTCGGGTCGACGACGGCGAGGAACCGTTGACAGGTGATCTGGAGTCCTCGCCGGCGAGCGTCGGCGTCGAGGACGGGCGCTCGGGCGGGGGGCGCATCGCCTCGTCACGCTCCTCCTGGTCGACGCCGACCAGCACCACGTCGCTCATCGAGAGCCCGCAGACGAGGCGGTAGATCCGCTCGACCGACCAGTCGGGGTGGGCGTGCCGGATCGAGGTCGCGATCAGCGTCAGCATGATCGGGCCGCGGCCGCGCTGCTCGGGGTCCTGGATCACCTCGAAGAACTCGTGCATCGGTAGCCCCGTCAGCCGGTCGATCAGCATCAGGTCCTTGCCGACGTCCGAGAACCGCCACGGGTAGAACGCGCCGTTCAGCTCGAACCCGTCCTCGGCGCGCTGCTCGCTGCTCATGCCCCACCCCGGTTGAAGTCGTCGCAGACCTGGTCGAAGAGCTCGGCGAACGCGTGGCTGACCTCGTCCGCGTTCTGCTCGAGCGCTGGCCGCATCGCGCGCTCCATCAAGAGGTAGGCGAGGTTCGGCCGGGCGTGGCGCAGGTCGCCGCGCCGCACGCCGCGACGCACCGGCGCGACGTACACCAGCCGCTGCGTCACGCCGACCCGCATCCGCCACCACTCGCGCCCGATCCGCGGGATCTTCGACTGGGCGAGCTCTTCGGCGTCGCGGCGCACCGGCTCGGCGGCGTGCTTCTCGGCGGTGCGCAGCCCCTTGCTCGCCTGGGCGCCGGCGCGCGCAAACGCCGCGCTCGTCTCGCGCATCCCGTGAACGATCGCGGTCACGGCTAGGCGGTGCCCCAGGCGAAGCCGCCGCCCGACGCGGGCCGGAACGTCGCGGTGATCTCGCCACGGTTGTTGAGCTGCCCGGCGAGGCCGTTGTAGGAGAACAGCGAGGCTGTGCCGCCGAACGAGGGGTTCACGGGGCCGACCGGCTGCGTCGAGTCGGCCACGACCGAGATCGGGAAGGCAGAGCCGGACTCGTACAGCGGCTGCAGCACGCGGTGCGGCTCGCTGGTGCCGAAGCCCTGCAGGAACCCGATGGTGATCGTCTGACTGCGCTGGCCGGGCAGGAACTCCTGCGTACCGGCCGGGTTGAAACCGCTGACGTCGACCTGGGCGCGCTCGTCGGGCGTATCCAGCGAGAACCCGAAGTCGGACAGGTCGGTGCCGTTGACGAGGATCTTCGCCTTCGTCAGCAGGTACTTGGGCATGGGACGCTCCTCTCGAGGTGGTCGCGCATGACCTGCTCGCGCCAGGCGAGGCTGCCGCAGGTCGCGTGCGCGAAGCGCGGCTGCGGGTGAGGGTCGGACTGGGTGTGGCTGTTCCACTCCAGCCCGAGCCACGAGGTGCGGAGATAGAGGCCGGTCGGCGCGGCGAGCTCGACGGGCCGCGGGTCGTGGCGGTAGCCGAGCAGGTCGAGCATGGCGGCCTGCTCCCACCAGGGATGGTTGGTGTAGCGGTCGAGCCGCCACATCTGCTGGAGGTAGGAGCGCATCGCCTTGCGGCAGTACCAGACGCCGCAGTTGGGCACCTCGCCGTCAGCGGTGTGGTGGCGCACGAGGGCCTGCCACGCGTCCGGGGCGACGTCGTCAGCGAGGTCACGGTCGAGCTCGCGGATCACGACGTCGCAGTCGATCCAGAGCGCGGCGTCGTGCTCGCGCAGGCAGGCGAGCAGCTGCAGAACCTTCATCCACGAGGCGGGGCGGTAGAGCGGTAGCGGCGGGTCGGCGTAGAGCTCGTAGCCGTGCCGCTCGGCGTACTCCGCCATCCTCGGCAGCGAGAGCTCGAGCAGCCGCTGGTGCCCGCCCGTCGCGAAGGTGCAGAGCGCGCGCGTCACGCGACCGCCTCCACCCGCTCGCCGAGGAGTCGTGCGAGCGCTGGCCGCCAGTAGCGCTCGGCGACCAGGTCCGCGTCGTAGTCGGCCGCGAACCACTCGGCGCGCTTGCGCAGCTCGAGGTCGTCGCGCGCGGCGTAGGCGGCCTCGAGCGCGTCGATGATCGAGCGGATGTGCGGGGTGATGAAGAACGACTCCTGCAGCGCGTCCCACCACGGATCCCCCTCGACCAGCCAGCCGGCGCCGCACAGCTCGCTCATCGCGGAGTGGTTCGATGTGATGACCGGCACGCCCGAGGCTTGCGCCTCGACGATCGGGATCCCGAAGCCCTCGCCCATCGACGGCTGCAGGAGCACGTCGAACGCCTGGTAGGTGTACGCCAGCGCCTGGGCCGGGATGCCCAGCTGGAACGCCTTGGCGTGCGGGAAGCGGATGCGGCCGGGCGGGCACCCGATCACGGTGGCGAGCGTGTCGAGCTTGATGCCGGTGTCCTGCGGCGTCGCGTTGGTGTGGATGTAGAGCCACGCGTCGTCGTGCCGCTTGGCGAGCTGGTTGAACGCCATCAGCGCCTGCGGGAACGCCTTGCGCGGCAGCGAGGGGTTGCCGACGTTCGCGCCGACCATCCCGACCAGGAACACGTCGCGCGGGATGCCGAGCTCGTCACGAATCGCGTCGCGCAGCTCGCGCTGCGGCCGGAACAACCTGGTGTCGACGCCGTGCGGGACGTAGATCGGGTCGAGCTCGAAGGTCTGCATCAGATCGAACCCGAAGCGGCTCATCGCGATCGGGGTGATCCGCTCGTGCGCGAGCACCGCCAGCACCAGCGGCGGGATCGGCCAGTGATCGATCGGCGCCCACACCGCAGCCTCGAGGCGGTCCGGCCACGCGTCCGGTTTGAGCACCCACGCGTCGCACAGCGCGATCACCTGGTCGGCCTGGTGGTGCTCGGCGAAGACGCCGAGGTTGTGGTTCCCCCAGTACCCGTCGGACGGGTAGCAGGTGATGCCGCCCCAGCGCGTCTCGCGGCCCTGCAGCCCCCAGTTGCAGAGCGCCGCCACGTCGTGGCCCTGGTCGCGGAGGCGCGGCAGGAAGAGCGCGGTCTGCTCGCCGTAGCCCGACCCGCCCCACGGCGCGTTGCTCAACCAGAGGAGGCGGCTCATGAGAGCATCACCCGTAGCTGCCAGGTGCAGCCGAGCAGGTCGCCGCCGCCGCCCGGGTCGCGGTACGCGATGTACCCGGACGGGCCGGCCTCGACCGTCGAGTCGTCACAGACGCCGCCGAACGTCGCGTCCGCGGCCAGCGCGGCGCGCAGCGACGTCTCGCTGCGGGGGTCCATCAGGTCGAGCAGCAGCTCCTGGCCGCCCTGCTGGTCGGCGGTCGTGACGCGCGCGCGGATCACGAACAAGGCTGACCAGGCGCCGACCGCCTCTGCCGTCAGGAACGGGTCGGCCGGGTAGACGTCGATCGACGGAGGCGTCGGGTTGTAGACCAGCTCGGCGCAGACCTGCACACCGCTCAGCACGCTGGCGAGCTGCGCGGTCAGCTGGCCGGTGACGGCGCGCATCACGTCGTTCAGGGACGCGACGCGGGTGCTCACGCGATGCCCCACGAGCGGATCAGCGGCGCGAGCTTCTGCGCGTGCCGCTCGAACGTGTCCTTGGCGGTCACCGTTGGCACCGCCTCGCTGATCCCGATGATCCCGAACGGTGACTCCTGCTGCTGCCAGTGCTCGACGGCGCGCTCGAGGTTCACCTCGACGACCAGCGACGCGGCGAGCGGGTCCGGCACGTCTGGCGCGTCCGGCCAGGAGGCGAGCTCCGCGCTGCCCCACGAGGTGCCGATGCAGCGGTTGATCTCGCCCGCCGCGGTGTCCAGCACGCGCTGCATCGCCGCGCCCTGCGTCTCCGTCGGTTGGCGGAGACGCAGCACGCGGGCGAGCTCTTCGACAGTCGTGTACGCCACGACCCCCTGCCTTACGAGAGGTGGATGAACCGCTGCGGGTCGAACACCTTCGCCTTGTAGGCGCCGATCACGCCGACCTCGAGCCCGCCGATCGCCGGCTCGACGGCGCGCATCTCGACGGGAGCGCCCGGCGTCTCGGCACTGATCAGCGCGGACGCGTCACCGACGATCGCGGCGTTCTGCGGGAACCCGTACGAGCCGACGACGCGCAGCCCGGCGTAGGTGCCGGTCATCGAGCCGACGTCGAGCGCGCCGACCGCCGAGACCTGCAGCACGTTCGCCGAGCCGACGCCGGCGAGCGCGAAGAAGCGGTTCGCCGCCAGGTACAGCGTGTCCGTCATCGCGCGGCCGCCGGTGGTCGCGTAGATCGACGAAATGCCCGCCAGGATCGCGGCGCGCCACTGGTCGAACGACTCGGTACCGGTCGTGCCGAGCGGCGTCGAGATGGTGCCGCCGCCGGCGGTGCCGAGCTCGGAGCAGGCCGCCGTCTCGGTGGCGCGCGCGTACGCCTCGGCCGCCAGATCGAACCACAGCTGGAGCGCGTCCGGCGTCGACCAGTTCATCGCCTGCCAGGACAGGTCACCGCCTCCCAGGTACGTCTCGGCAGCGACGGTGTCCATCACCACGCTCATCTTGGCGGTACCCGCCTCGGTCTTCTCCGCCGCCTGCTTAAGCACCTGCGGGCGGCCCGTGATCCGCGGGTACGTCAGCTGGCCGCTGGTGAGCGGCACCTGCCGCGCCGACACGACCACCGGCCGGGACTTGTTGATGATGTCCATGATCTGCGTCAGGTGCGTCGGCGGCAAGAGGCCCGCGACGTCACTGGTGAGCGTGTTCTGGACACGCTGCAGCCGCTCGCCGGCCTCCGCCTGCAGCGGCCCGATCAGGCTCTTGTGGCCCGCCGCGGCGGTCGCGATCACCGGGAAGCGGCAGATCAGCTCGTCGCGCGCGTACGCCGCGAACGTGCGGTACACGATCGGCCCGCCGTCGCCGCGCAGCTCGACCGTGTCCGGCCGCGCGCGGAGCAGCTCGCTGACGTCACGCGCCCCCTCGGCGCGCTCGAGGTCACCGGCCAGGATGCTGATCTCCTCGTCGATCTCGGTGACCTGCTCGCGCCACGAGGAGAGGTGCTTCTGCTCGAGCTCGTCGTGCGGCCGCTTCTCGGCCTCCGCGATCTTCTGCGTGTCCTCGATCTTGTCGTAGATCCGGGCGCGCTCGTCACCGAGCCGCTCGAGCCGCATCCGTGTCGTCGACAGCGGAGGCATCACACCACCACCCTTCCAGGGTCGTCGAACCACTCGTCAACCAACCCGGCGGGTGATGCCATCCTCGCGGCCCGGTGAGGCGACGGTGACGGCTCGAGTGCTGCCGCGGTGATCGCCTACGGGCCCGGCACGGGGCGCCGATCTAGCCAGAGGCTAGCAAGCAGCCGGGACGCACTCGGACGCGCGCCCCGGCTACTCGCCGGATGCTACCCCGCCCGGGGGATTCCCGAGCACGCACCACCAGCCGTACGCTGGCGCGCGGACCCCGCCCACACACGGACGGGGGAACTCGGACAAGCACGGGGAGCAACCATGAAGTCGTTCAAGCTCGAGAAGCCGAAAGGCGACGCCGACGTCACCCACGAGACGCTGATGTGGGGCCTCATCCTCTTCCTGGTGATCGTGCCGATCATCGTGATCGTCGCCGCGCCGTTCCTCACCAACTTCCTCGAGCTCTCCAGCAGCTAGCCCCACCCGGCGAGCTTCGCCCAGACCAGCACGCACGCGATAACGACGAGCGCTGCGTCTGCGATGCGGATCGTCACGCCGAGCCTGCCAGCGCGCGTAGGCTCGGCGGCGGCTCCATCCCGGCCTGGGTGTAGTAGCGGATCAGCTTCTTGGCCGCCGCCGCCCTCATCGCCTGCCCGACGTTGGTGAGCCCGCCACGCCCGCCGGCGAGCGCCGCCGCGGCCGCGCCGAGGGCGTTCGTATTCAGCGCGCCGTCCGGCTCGAGCACCGGCAGCGAGCAATCCGTCTTCGGCGCGCCCGACTGGCCGCGGCAGACGAGCGCGGACGCCTTGTACTGCGCGTCGGTGAAGCGCGCCGGCGAGCCATCCCACGGCTTACTCGTCTTTGCCCGCACGCGCAGCGGCTCGAAGCCGAGCGCCCGCAGCCGCGCATCCACATCCGCCGAACGCTCGATCGGCGGCGGCGGTGTCGGCTCTGGCTCGGGGTCGGGTTCCTCGCGCATCGCGAGCACCTGCGCGTCCTCGTAGGCGGGGTAGCGGCACAGCGACACCTTGTCGAGCTGCGCCCGCAGCCGCTGCACGACCCCGTCGACGCGACGCGAGCTGAGCGCGCGGAACTCGAGCGAGAGGCCACGCAGCGTCCCGTTGCGGATCAGCATCAGCGCCTTGTCGCCGTCCTGGTTCTCGTGCACCCCGAACGAGGCGTGCAGCCCGTCCTCGGAGTCGGCGAACCGCAGCGACTGGCCGACCACACCCCGCAGGCCCTGCTCGTGCTCGAAGTTCAGGAGCACGCGGTCCCTGCCGGGTGTGCGTAGCTGGCGCTCGAACGCGCCCTGCAGGAACGACTCCTGGTACGGGCTGTAGTCGGGCGGGTCGGCGACCAGCGCCGGCGTGTTGTACGGCACGACGCGCACGTCAAGCGTGCGGCCGTCCCACGACTCGGCGAGCGGCAGCTCGAAGCTGCGAACCAGCGTCACCCGCTCGACGACCTCTAGCGTGCTCATACGCTCACCATCCCTCCCACGCTCGCCGGGCGAAGCTCCTGCACCACCGCGCCCGCGACGTCGTCGCTGGGCGAGGCCGCCGCGCTCGGCGGCTCGCTCAGCTCGTCCAGCGCCTCGCCCTGCGCGAGCGGCGGCAGGTGCAGGATCGCCTCTCGCATCTCATCGCTCGTCACCACGCCCGCCGCCACCATCGCCAGCCAGGTCGTGACCTGGTCGGCGAACGTCGGCGCCAGGATCGCGCGCGCATCGAACTCGACCCACGACCCGCTCGGCAGCATGTTCGCCGACAAGGCGCGCTGGATGCGGCTCGCGATTGGGCGCAGCTCTGACCGCCACCACACCTCGAACAGCATCTCGGGGTTCTGGTACGTCAGCGAGCCGCGCATCTCCAGGTTCAGCATCATCGCCGGCACCGAGAACGCGCTCGCGATCACCTTCGCGTCGAACTCCTGCTGGTCCAGCAACGCCAGATCCGTCGCGTTGAACGAGAGCTGCTCGAACGAGATCTCGGGTGGCAGCACGGCCGGCACCCCGACGCCCGCCCGCAGCCGCGCGTTCACCCACTGGCTCTGGAGCGCCGCCGCCTGGTCGGCGCTCAGCTTCCGGCTCGACTTGAGGACCGCGTTCGGGACGCCGCCGCCGCTCGTCATCGTGCGGCCGAGCTCGCCCGCCGCCGTCAGTCCCCACGCCGTCGACGCATAGGACTGGAGCGCGCTCGTCCCCCTGAGACCGCCGCGCGGATCCCGCGAGATCTGCACCACGTCGTCCGGGTCGAGCAGCACCTGCGCCGAGCGGTAGGTGCGGCGTCCCTGCTCGAGCTGGACGCTCATCGTTGCCGGGTCGAGCACCGTCCACGCGGACGGGAACCCGTTCGCGTAGCGGCTCGTGATGTAGAGGAACGCGTCGCCCCAACCGAGCTGGCTCCAGGTCGCGGCGAACACCGCGTCACCGATCCCGTTCGGGTACCAGACCGGGTCGGGGTTCGCGACCCACGCCGGCGTGTACGCGCCGAAGAAGCGCAGCGGCATCGACGCGAGCTGCTGCGAGCACAGCTGCAGGCAGCGGTTCGCGGTCCAGACGCGGTCCTGCAGCCGCGGCGACCAGGCCGCGCCGAGCATCGCGCCCTGCCCCCACAGCGAGTCCCAGAACGCACTGATCGGCGGCTGCAGCCCGCCGTCGCCCGGGTCGGGCGGCGCCTCGCGGTCGCGCCTGGCGGGCCAGAGCCTCACCAGATCACCGGCGCCTCGTCCGGGCTCCAGCCGAGCGTCGCTGCGCCGAACAGCGCGAGCGTGCACGCCACCAGCGGCGAGATGTCGACGGTGCTGTTGCGGCGCGACCACGCCCACGCGTCCCCCAGCGGGCGGCGCGTCGCGCCCTTCAACGCGGACGCGACCTCGCCCGAGCCGAGGTGACGCAGACCCTCGCCTTCGACCTGGTCGACGAGCAGCCCGCACGCCTTCGCGTGGTCGGGCGCGCTGACCGCCTCGAGCGGGATCCCGGCCTCGCCGCAGCGATGCTCGAGCGCGCCCGCCGGCCCCGCCAGGTCGACCATCACCGCCACAGGATGCCAGCGTTCGCAGAGCGTCGCCAGCGCCGGCACCACCCAGCCTGTGCCGCGTCGATACTCGACCGCCTCGACGTGGAACAGGCCATCACGCCGCCGGCCGGCGGCGGCGATCGCCGCGGTCGCGCGGTCGGGCGCGACGTCGTACGCGAAGCAGACCGGGTCGACCAGCTCGCTCTTCTCGTCGACCAGCGCGAGCCAGCGCTCCATCGGGATCACCGTCTCTGCGTCCGGCGAGGGGTCGGGCCAGTCACCGGCGCCGAGCCGCTCGACCGCGAACGTGCGACGATCCAGCGCGCGCAGCTCGTCACCGACCGCCTCCGCGCCGATCCGGATGCCGTACCCCGGGTTCGCGCGGCGCCAGTTCTCCTCGTCTGCGAGCTGGTCGTCGTCGAGGTCGGCGGGGTGATCCGCCTCGACACTCCACTCGAAGTACGCGAGCCGCGGGTCGTCGCCGCGCAGCGCGCGCTCGCGGACCCTCGAGAACACGATCCCGTCGGCGTGCACCAGCTGGTCGACTGCCGACCCCGCGTACCAGCGCTGCCGGTTGTGCACCGCCGCCATCGTCGGCACCAGCGCCCCCATCGACGTCTCCGCCAGGAACATCGCCTCGTCGAACACGATCAGCGGCGCGGTGAAGCCACGCCCCGCCGCCTTCGTCCGCGCGACGAACATGATGCGGTGCCCGTCGCGAAGCTCGATCGCCTCCTCGCCGTGCGCGCGCACGACACGCTTGACGCGCCGATCCAGGTCGGGTGTCGACTCGATCAACCCGAGCAGCCGCAGGAAGTGCTCCTTGGCGGTCTTGAACTGCTGCGCCGAGTGGATCACCAGCTCCTCGTCGAGCAGGAAGAGCGCGGCCAGCTCGCGCGCCTCCAGGATCGCGTTCTTGCCGTTCTGCCGTGGCACGCAGAGCCCGACCTCGGCCGCCGCCCAGCGCCCGTCCGCGCTCTCGCCGAGCGCGACGTCCAGCACCAGCGCTTCCCACGGGTCGAGCCGAAGCCCGGCCAGCGCGGCCAGCTCGATCGCCTCCGCGCCAGCGCTCGAGACAGACTCCGGCGCGTACAGGATGCGCGGCATCTGCGCCTCGAGCACGCTCACCGACCAGCCCTCCGCGCGTTACGCCGCCCGGAGAGCTCGTCCAGACCATCCGGGCCCTCGAACGCTGCCGGCTCCGCCGCGCGCCGTCCCGGCCTGCCGAAGCGCTCCGGGTAGCGTCGTTCCAGGAGCCACGCCGCCGCCCGCCAGTCCTCGCGAGCCGTCTCCACGATCGTCCGCACCAGCCGCTCCTCGCCGACCTCGTCGAGCGCTGGTCGGCGATGCACCACGCAGCAGTCAGACTCCGCCATCGCGTAGCCGCGGCAGGGCTCGCCGCGCCGGGTCAGCGCCGCGCACCTCACCAGCGCCTCGAGGTGACGACGCCGCCGACGCGCAGCGCCGTCGCGCGGTTGCAGCGGCGATGCTCGGGACCCGACCAGCGCGAGCGGTCGCCGTCGACGTGGCCGAGGTCCCACGCCTCGCCCGGACGGATCGGCTTCCGGCACCTGGCGCAGCGCGCCAACCCCGCCGCGACGAATCCCGCCAGCGAGCGCCGCTTCGCCTGGTGCGCGGCTCCATACCCGCGTTCCATCGTCGATCGGGCTCGAACACGCCGATTGAGGGGGGGGCGCGCGACTGCGGGGGTCATCTGGTCATCCCCCATCTAAAATCCGGTTGATTGACACTCGCAGAATTGACACGCATCTAGCCCGCCTTGACCTGTGCGTAGGTGGGTGTCAGCGGGTAGAGGCGTCCCAACGCGGGCGGCCACGCCCCTCCGCTCTTCGGCCCGTACAATCGGAGCGAGTCGGTGTCGAGGTAGAACTGGCCGTCGATGCCGGTCATCACCGAGGGCGGGCCGGTGCCGATCAGCAGGCCACCGCTGGTGGATACGCCTCCGCCCTCGCCGACCACCTCCTCGATCGCCTCCTCGAGCTCGACGTCCGATCCGATCGGGACGTGCACGCGCTGGTCGGGTGGTGGCGCCGCGAGCGGGACCGCGGCGGCGGCGGCAGCGGCGGCGCGCTCGGCGGCGACGCGTTCGAACTCGCCGGCGCGGCGTCGCTCCCAGTAGGTCGTCGGCGTCTCGGCGCTCACGGCAGCAGCACCATGCCGATGCCGTTGCCGCCGCTGGTGGCGAGCTCGGCGGTGTCGTACGTGTCGCGCAGCTCTCGCCAGAGCTGGTCGACCTCGCAGTTGGGGTCGCTGTTGGGTGTGATGTCATGGAACGCGACGACACTGCCGGGTCGTGTCATCTCGCCGTAGTGCAGCCAGTCCGCGCGCACGTCGACGGCGTGATGGTCAGCGTCGATGAAGATGAAGTCGTACGGCGCGCGCGCGCGTGCCTGCGCGATGACGTCGGGGTGGTGGCTGTTGCCGGTGATGACGACGAGCTCGACGCCGGCCGGGATCCACTCGTCGTAGAGGTGCTGGTTGCGGTGCTGGTCGTCGAGCGAGACCACGAGCGCGCCGGCGGGCGCGTGGCCGAGCCAGTGGTAGAGCGTTGCGCCGTGACCGGCGCCGACCTCGAGCACGCGGCGTGGCTGGTGGTCGTGGTAGAGGGCGAGCAGCGGCGCGAACTCGGCGGGGTGCTGGACGGCTGACTGGCCGAGCCACACTCCGCGAGGCGCGGCAAGCGTCGTGCTCACGCCGCCTTCGGCTTCTTCGGAGCCGCCGGGGCTTGGCGCGTGGCGGGCTTCTTGGCGTCGGGTTTGGGCGGCGCGTAGTGCCCGGCGTTGAGCTTCTGGTGATAGGGGGTCACGCGGGGCCTCCTCGTCAGCGAGAGCATAGCGGGAGCGTGGGCTACGCTCGCGGTCGTGAGCGGCGCCGCTCTGGATGCTTTCGTGTCGGTGCTGACAGCGCTCGCCACGCTGCAGATCTTCGGCATCTTCTACCTGGCGATCGCGCTGTCGAAGCTGCGCGAGCGGATCGCGCGCGTCGAGGGCTACCTCGAGCGCCACCAGGAGCAGCAGCAGCGCGCGACGCGGCGCGACTACAGCCGCGAACGTGGCCCGCTGCCGGCCGGCCTCGAGGACGGCGACGCCTAGCGTCATGACAGCTCGAGCACGATCTTGGTGTTCGCCTCGTCGACCGGGTCGACGGTGTAGTCGTGGGTGCGCAGCGGCCGCTGGCCGGCGAGCACGGTGTTGCGCGCGCCGCAGCGCGTGCACGCGCCGAGGTGGATCGCCGCGTTCGGGTTGATGATGCGGCCACCGTCGACGACGATGTCGACGCACAGGTCGGGGTTGGTCGGGTCGGCGTCCTCGCCGCTCTTCTGCGGGTTGATCCAGATCCCGCCGTTGGTCGCGCCGCGGTACGGGTTCTGGTAGCCGAAGTACCCGATCGAGACGCGTTGCGCCTTGGAGATCTGTAGCCCGTCGCGGTGTACCGGCTCGCCGGTGTCGGAGAACTCGGTCGGCGGCCAGCAGCGGCCGATCCAGGTGCCGATCACCAGGTCGTGGGCGTCGCTGCCGATCTTGCCCTGGTCACGCACGCAGCCGGCGGTGGTGATCGAGCCGATCCAGCCGCTCGCGCCGGACAGGTAGAGGCCGTTGTCGGGCGTGCCGTCACCGTCGGTCGGGTCGACGACGATCACCTGGCCGATCTCGAGGTAGCCACACAGCTTGAGGTTCCCCGAGAGGACGTGCAGCGTGTCGATCGTGCCGCCCGCGGCGAGCTCGACCTGCTTGCCGGTGATCTGCAGGAACTGCTCGTCGACGGGCTCGTCGTACACGATCTTGTTCGGGTTCTTGCGGGTGCTCATCCCTGTCTCCATGACTGTTGCGGTCGCTGGTCTGGTGGGTACTCTCGTAGTGATGGACGGCACGCACTGGCAGCTCGCATCGTTCGTGCACGCGGGGCGGCCGCACCGCCGCCGCTACCGCGCGCCGATCCTCAGCGTCGACACGCAGGCCGCGCACGTCGTCGAGGCGATCGAGCGGGCAGCGCTCGTCGGCGGCATCCGGCTGGTACGCATCCCGCCGCCGCATCCCCGCCTGCCGTTCCGCCTCGAGGACGAAGAGTCGGCGGCGTGACCAGCCCCTCGCCGACACCGAACAAGCTCGACGACGCGCGCACACAGCTCGAGGCCGCGCTAGTCGCGTACCTGGCCACACAGGAGGCTGCTGGTGTTGCGCCGCTCTTGGCCGAGGCGCGAGCGACGAGCGTGCTGGAACGCTGGATCGCGCGTCGTTACGAGGCGCGTCAGAAGGGGATGTCATCCGCCTCGTCCGCCGGCGGGTAGTCGTGGCCAGGACCGGGCGTCAGGCCCTGCGGCTCGAGGACGCCGGGGTCGTACTGCTCGGCGAGCTCGCGCCAGTTGATCTCGGTGTTCTGGTCGGGCCGATCGACGAGGACGGTGTACGACTCGTACGCGCTGGTGCCGGCCTCGGGCTTGACGCGCCCGTCGTACCGGATGTAGATCGTCTCGCCGATCGCTGGCTCCTGCCGCCATACCTCGCGCCGTAGGACGGTGTGCAGGAGCCAGACGCTCCACGTCTTGCCGTTCGGTCCGGGCTGCTCGATCTCGAGCACAGGCACCGGCCCGTAGCTGGTGCGGACGGTCGGCTTGATCGCTTGTACGACGCCGACCAGCTCGTCGCCCGGTGCTTGCGGCATCCACGCCTCGGGGAACCCGCGGTCCGCTTTCGCGCGGAGCCTGGCGGCGACGTCGGCCCACGGGTACGTCTCGTCCGGCGGCCCGTGGATCGTGCCGCGCAGATCCTCGTGCAGCGGCGCAGACTTCGGTTCGTCCGGCGTGTCTGGTAGGGGCTCCTGGTCGTCGCCGGGTAGGGCGGGCGGCCGTTCGCGTTCGGCGGTGGGATCCTCGCTCGCGCTCATGCTGCTCCTTCGCTGGCCGTGGTTGTGGTTGTGGTTCTGTGGTGCTCGCGCCGCGTCACCTCCCCCTCACCCTCGCCTGGCTTTGAGGGGCCGCTTCGCGTGAGGGGAAGGTCGCCGCGCCCATGCGAACACCCCCACGAGCGTCGAGGCCGGCTCTCACCAGCACCGGATGCTTGCGGTGGTGTGCGCGTGCTGTGTTCGCTGCAACCCGCGTGCCGTGCTCTTCCGGGGATCCTCGCGCACCCCGCGTACCACGACCGCCTCGACTCAGACAGCGATTACCCGCATGGCCGGCGCCAATCCCTAGCGTCTATACACCCCCCTCGCCGAGCCCGTGAGCACGACTCCAGCGACGCAGCCGGATGATCTGCTCGACGTGCGTCCGCAGGAACGCCTCTGCGATCGAGCCTGCCGGGACACCCTCACGCTCGACGTGCACATCCGACTCGGCGTCCTGATCGAACACGCGCATGTTGTGCCGCGTCTCGTGCAGCAGGATCGCGTCGGCGATCTCCTCCACCGTCGCATGCGTGATGTCCTCGCACAGCCCGCACCGGCATACCAGCAGCCAGGTACTCATCGTCCGCTCGCGAAGACGCACGCCGCCAGCACCACGACCACGAACAGCACCGAGTAGCCGAGGATCGTCACGACGCGAGCTCGACGTCGAGCGCTTGGCCGAGCGAGAGCCCGGCAGCGCGCGGCGGCTTCGACCAGCACTCCCGATCAGTGTTCTGGTGCCAGCCAGACTCGATCAGGAACAGCTCCGCGAGCCAGATCAACGTGTCCAGGTCGATGACGACCGGCGTCTCGCCATGCGGCGGGTACGCCGTGACCTTCGCGCTGAGGACGTTGCGCGGTCGCGTGTTGAGCGCCACCCGCTGGTCGGCCCAGAGCGAGCCGTAGCGGCGCGCGGCGGGGCTCATGGTTGGCATTGCCATTGCCGCCACCCCTGGACGCGGACGACGCTGGCGGCGGCGAGCGCGTTGGCGAGCGGATCGAAGCGGCTGAAGCTGGCGAAGGGCGTGGAGCTCCAGAAGCCGGGGCCGGTCTGGAAGAGGCCGGCGTACTGGCCGTTGGTGGCGGTCGCGTCGAGGCCGGACTCGCAGCGTGCGACGCGCAGCATCGCCCACGGGTCGACGTCGTAGACGAGGCTGGCGAGGCGGATGGCGTACGCCGAGCTGGGTGCCCAGCGTCTGCGGAGGCGTTGCTCGAGCCCGCGCCGCGCGTCGCGTTGCCATTGGATGGCGCGTTGCGCGTGCGCGAGCTGCGAGCGGCAGTCGGGCACGGTCGGGCATGGCTCGCGGGGACCGCCCGACCGTGCGGCCGTGGCCGTGTGGGCCTCGGCAGTCTGGATACCGAAGAGCGCGAGCGCGGCGGTCAGCATCAGGCGTCTGGCCACGGGGCCTCCTGTTCGCTGGGGCCCGTTCGCGGCCGCCTGCGTGTGGCGGTCGACGGACCGGTTAGCGGACTGGAGCCAGTTCTCCCTGCATATGGCGGGGTGTTATAGAGCCTTCGAAGCTCTGTGTCGCAGGTTCGAATCCTGCCGGGCCCACTGGCTCCACCACACGCAAAACGCGCCATATGCAGGAATGAATGGCCCCCAACCCGGATGCTGGTATTGTCCGCATCCGTACGTAGTTGTAGGCTTCTGTACGTACGATTACGGACCAGTTCACGGACCAGACAGAGAAAGAGCCACGCCCGATCAGAGCAAGATCCACCCGGGCTCTTTCTCGCAGCAGGCGGATTACGGACCAGAAGGAGAGCGCGGTGGCGCGAGCGAGGCGCGGGCGGGGCGACTGGATCACCGAGAAGCAGAGCCGCGGCCGGATCGTGTTCCAGGCGCGCGTGCTCGACCCGGTCACCGGCCGCGAGCTGTCGAAGACGTGGCCGTCGTACGAGCTCGCCTCGCGCTGGCGCGCCGCCAAGCTGGACGAGCTCGAGCGTGGCTACCGCGTCGCCGGCGGCGGCGAGACGCTGCGCCAGTACGCCGAGACCTGGATGGCCAGGATCGACAACGGCGGCACGCTGACTGCCGACCACACCCGCTACGCCCGCACGACGGCTGCCGCCTACAAGCGTGGGATGCGGCTCGCGCTCGAGCATCCCGTGACGCTCGCCGGCCGCCGACGCAGGCTCGGCGACATCGGCCTCGGCGCGATCA